TATTGGAATGGTGGCTTTGATGAAAGTTATGCAGATTTTCAAGGATACAACGGAAGTTTCCAATTTAGTGCACCTGAAGCAGGGGCAACTACATATACTTTTAAAACATTTATAGTAGCAGAAGGGTATCAATACGCTGTTGGTTCTGGTGGCTTTGGTGGTGGGTTTGATATAAGTACATATCAAGCAACACCTACCATAACAGCAGCAGCGAATGTGGACATTGTTGAATTGACAAATAAAGGAATTCAGATTGCAAGTTCTACTAATAGATTTATCAAATTAAGAAGGGAGGATTCGGCATCTATTCCTATTTTAGATGGAAAGGGATTTGTTAGATTAGAAGGTGATACTGCAAATACATTAATACAATTAACTGGTACAACTGGTGCTGGTAATACTGCTATAAACATAGCAAGTAGTACTGGTAAGATTGCTATGAATGGTAATAATATTGAGATGGGTACTGGTACTTTGTCTTGGAATCCTGGTGCAAATGGCGGAGCGTGTACTACACATAACGTTGGTGGAACTTTAAGACCTACTGTTCAAATGGTAAACATTCCCGGTTCGGGTGATTTGGGTGGTACTATTAGAGATATGGAATTTTCTTTATCTCAATGGAAGTTGGGTAGAAATACATCAGCAAGAAGATATAAAGAAGATATTCAAAATTGGACACATCCATCGTTATTGGAAGCTGTAAATAATACACCTATACGAAGTTTCTATTGGAAAGTGGATGCTGATAAAGAACATAGACCTCAACAAATAGGAGTTATTGCAGAAGAACTAGAAGGTGCTGGTTTGGAAGAATTTGTGGATTATGATTGGTTTGATAATCCTGATAATCCGGAAGGAGATAAACTATGGATGACTTCTGGTATTGCTAAAGGAGAATTAGTATTCGTACTTTGGAAAGCTTTGCAAGAATTATCACAAAAAGTAGAAAGATTGGAAACACAAATAAGTGGTTCTTTATAAATTTTTATATATTTATATACAAACAAAAATATGGAAAAGCAAACACAAAAATTGGAATCTTCTTTAGTAGAAAAACTTAAAGAACTTAACACAAGAAAAAACGAACTTATTATAAATGCTGGACAACTACATTTAGATATAAAACAATTAAATACAGTATTATCAGTAGTTGAAACCGAATTTGATAATACAAATAAAGAATTAAATTCATTACTATTTGATTTGGAAAAGCAATATCCAAACGGAGAGATTGATTTAGTTGAGGGTACTGTTATTTTCTAAAATAAATTTGGTAATTCAAAAATAAATTCGTATATTTGTTACAATATGGCAAAGAAAAAGTTACTCTATGTCTGTCCTCATCTATCAACAGGTGGTCAGCCGCAATACACATACAAACAATTAAAACACTTTATAAACGATTTCGAAATAGAAGTTGTTGAAATAAACAATAGTGGAGGTGATGCGTTTGTAGTTCAAAAAAATAGAATTAAATCATTAGTTCCAATACATACGTTGGGTAGTGATAAATCTAAAATATTGGAGGTAATAACCCAATTCAATCCGGATATTATACACTTTCAGGAAATACCAGAGTTTGATTTAGATACCACCATATTAGATAAAATCTTTGTTGATGCTAGAAAGTATTTTATAATAGCAACAACACATGGTTCATATACAAAGCCTGATGAAATAAGATATCAACCTGATAAATACGTTTTAGTATCGGAGTGGAGTAGACAAAGATTTGAAGAAGCTAATTTAGGAGTTGATTTGGATATATGGGAATATCCAATTGAAGAATACACTTTTGACAAAGAAGCTGCACAAAAAGAATTAGGGTTAGACCCAACTTGGAAGCATGTACTTAATGTTGGTTTATTTTCACCTGGCAAAAACCAAGCTGAAATATTTCAAATAGCAAGACAGTTGGAAAAATACAAAGTAAAATTTCACTTTGTAGGAAATCAAGCTATGAACTATGAAGATTATTGGAAACCAATTATGCAATATAAGCCCGATAATTGTATTATATGGGGTGAGAGAGATGATGTAGATACGTTCTATTCAGCATGTGATTTATTTTACTTTTCATCTAAATTGGAATTAAATCCATTATCAGTTAAGGAAGCACTCTCATATAAAATGCCATCATTATTTCGAAGATTACATACATATTTGGATACATATGATGCAAATGAATTGGTTAGTTATATTGATGATGATTTAAAATTAACTAAAAGAATTATATTAGAAAAGTTACAACCTGAATTCAATGAGATACCTGGTTGGTTTTCTTATACCGATTTGTATGACGAGTTAGTTGAGAAAGTGCCGGCAAATGCAAATGTAGTTGAATTGGGGTCTTGGTTTGGAAAATCCACAAATTATTTAGCAACAAAGATAAGAAAATCTGATAAAAAAATAAACTTTACAACTATTGATACTTTTAAAGGAACTGATGATGAAGAATTACATCACACAATAGTTGATAGTTTTAATGGAGATATTTTTTATGAATTTATAGATAACACGGTATTAGCTGATAACTATAAAGTGTTCAATATAATAAAAGATACATCTAAAAATGCAGCAAACCAATTTTCAAATTCTAGTATTGATTTTATGATGTTAGATGGTGGACATACATATGAATCGGTAACTGATGATTTAAAAATTTGGTATAACAAAATAAAGCCGGGTGGTTATATAACTGGTGATGATTATGGTGGTAGTTTTTTTCCTGGTGTTACTAAGGCAGCTGATGATTTCTTTTATGGGCAAATTCAAAGAGGATTTCGTTCATTCATTCGTAAAAAACCACGTATTCAAATAAAGCATTTATTGACTAGGCCCGATGATATGAGGGAAAGAGTATCTATTCAATCTATTAAGCAATTAGAAAAATACGGAATGGTATATCAACCAATTGTCAATGAACCATATGAGGGATTGGCACCTGCTGAAAATTGTAGAAGGCCTGAGCATATAAGTAAAGATAATAAGCCGGGTGAGTTATACCCTGGTGCTGGTTTAGGTTGGATGACTGGTAGACACTATGGGTGTTATTTAGCACATAGAGGTGCATTAGAAACTATGGATACTGAAAACTTTGATTATACTTTAATATTTGAAGCAGATGCTTTCATCTATACTGGATTGGAAGAATTTGTTAATATAGTACATAAAGCATGTTTCATTTCAGAACTACATGATGTATATTATATATCATTAGCAGATAACCCATCAAGAGGAAAAGATAAAATAGATGAACTATTTTCAAAAACAGCTTTCAATCAAGACTTAGCACATGCTTACTTAATACCAAACCGAACTAAAGGATGGTGGTTAGATAGGATTGTAGATTGTGGTTGGGATGTTGGTGACCTTTGGTTCAATCATGTATTCTACAATCATCCTAAACCAAGATACACTACAAACAAAGTTTATAGTAAACAAGCAGAAGGATTTTCCCTATTGGATTTAACAGTTAAAACTTGGAGTTAATGATATACGATAATTTGGTAAAAAATAAAAATAATAAAATTGATATAGATAACAAAGTTCATTATCATTTTGTAAAAGGACCTTTTGTTGAAATTAAAGGAAATAAAAAAGCAGAATATATTGTTGAATTTGTAAATAGAAAAACTAACAAAGTTTTATTCAAATCAACTATTGGAAATAATTGTTGGTGTAAATGCAATATAGAATATTTTGTAGATTGGAAAATTGTAATTTACGAAAATGGAAAACTTTGGGCAGAATATAACTACGAACCTGAAGGTAAAAAAATTTACATAGCATTAGATTCCAGAGCATTAGGAGATACTTTAGCTTGGTTTCCATATTTAGAAGAATTTAGAAAAAAGCATAATTGTAATTTAGTTGCATCAACCTTTATGAACGATTTCTTTTCTAATGAATATCCAAATATAGAATTTATAAAACCAGGTGATACTGCAAATGGGTTATATGCAATGTATTGTATTGGTTTATTTTATAATGATGATGATTCTATAAATCTTTTTAAAAACCCAATTGACCCAAAAGCTGTAACACTTCAAAAAATGTGTTCTGATATATTGGGATTAGAATATAAAGAAGTAAAGCCAAAATTACAAAGAAAAAATCCTCCTTTAGAAAAAATAAAACAAGTATGTATCGGAGTATTTGGTACTGCGCAATCTAAGTTTTGGAATAATCCAACTGGTTGGCAGGATGTAGTAGATTGGTTAAATGATAGAGGATATACAGTAAAATTAGTATCCAAAGAGGGTGATGATTATATGGGTAACAAATTACCAAAAGGAATTATACATCATCCAAACGGACCCATTGAATTGGTAATGGATGAATTAAAAAAATCAAAAGCATTCATTGGTATTGGTAGTGGTTTAAGTTGGTTAAGTTGGTCTTTAGATGTACCTACTGTATTAGTGAGTGGATTTTCTTATGATTGGGCAGAAATGCAGGATTGTATCAGAATTACTGCACCAAAAGGTAAATGTGAAGGTTGTTTTAATAGATTAAGATTAAATGCCGGTGATTGGAATTGGTGTCCAGACCATAAAGGAACTGATAGGCAATTTGAATGTACAAAATCAATAACATCTGAAATGGTGATAGCTGAATTGGAAAAGTTTTTATAATGAAAAAAGTTTGGGTAAATGGCACATTTGATATTTTACATATTGGACATATAAGACTTATTAACTTTGCTAAATCATTTGGTATTGTTAGGGTGGGGTTGGATACTGATAGTAGAGTAAATGAAAAGAAAGGAAAAGAAAGACCTTTTAATAAGTTAGAAGATAGGATGGAATTTATATCAGCAATCAATGGAGTTGATAGTGTTGTATCCTTTGGTACTGATGATGAACTTCGTAGTTGTATAAAGGAATGGGAGCCTGATGTATTTGTTATTGGTAATGATTATATAGATAAACCAATTATAGGTGGTGCTCTTGCAAAAGAAATAAAGTTTTTTAAAAAAGTAAATGGTATAAGTACCTCAAAAATATTAGGAGATGAACCAAAAGAATAAGGTATTGGTTATAGGAGAAAGTTGTACGGATATTTTTATATACGGAGCATCAAATCGTAAATCACCAGAAGGAAAAGGTCCTGTATTCGTTCCATGTAATGAAGTTTATGGAGATGGTATGGCAGCAAATGTTGCAAATAATTTAGGAGCTATGAGTGTGGATGTTGATATGTTTTCTGATAATGGCAACATAATTAAAACTCGTTACGTTGATACTGATACAAATGAACTTTATTTAAGAGTTGATGAAAATGATTATGTTGAAAGAATTAATATTAATGATTTGCCGGATTTGAATCAATACTCAGCAATTATAATATCTGATTATTGTAAAGGATTTTTAACAGAAGAAGATATTGATACGATAGCCTCTATGCATGATTTAGTTATTGCTGATACTAAAAAGAAATTAGGTGATTGGTGTAAAGCTTTAAAATTTATCAAAATAAACCGATTGGAGTGGCAGGTGAGTAGAGATGTAATAAGAGATAACGAATGGTTATTTGATAAAATTATATGTACTCTTGATAAGAAAGGAACAACTTATAAACATACCACATATCCAGTTATACCAATAGAAAATGCAGATGTAAGTGGTGCCGGTGATACATTTGTGGCTGGATTTGTAGCAAGATATTTAGATTCCGAAGATATTGGTGTATCTATTGATTGGGGAAACTATTGTGCTGGTGAGGTTGTAAAAGAAAAAGGAGTTTCTGTGTTTAAAACTAAAAAATAATATACTTATATATATAAAACAATAAAAACAAAAATTTATGGCAGAATTAGATAAAATTCCACAAAAAACAACAATTGAGATTGAAGTAGTAAAGTTAGATGAAGATGTTCTAAAAACTATTGTAGACTTAAACCAAAAATCGGCAAATATTATTAGTGAATTTGGACAAATCTATATTAGAAAAGATGAGTTACATGAAGAACTAATGAAATTAGAAGAATTTTTAGTAACTGGTAAGGATGAGTTCAAAGCAACAAATCTTAAATTAAAAGAGGTTATCGATGAATTGGATGAAAAATATCCACAAGGTAGAATTAATCTAAAGGATGGTACAATTCAATATCAACCAGGTGCACCTACAAGAAAACAAATAGCAGAACAACAAGCTCAACAACCACAAGCATAGGGTTGAAAGTTGTAAATTAATAATCCTCAATATTTATGTAGGAAGAAAACTATATGAAAGGATTAGAAAAATATTTGGTAGAAACAATATTGGGAGAAGCGGCTCAAATGGACAAAGTAGTTGTTGTCTATTCGGGTCGCTTTCAACCATTCCATAAAGGTCATTACGCAACGTATGACCATTTGGTTAAAAAATTCGGAAAAGATAATGTTTATATAGGAACATCCGATGTAACCGATAATAAAAAATCTCCATTTGGGTTTAGAGAAAAAAAAGCAATAATGATGAAGATGTTTGGTATCTCATCAAACAAAATCTTCAACGTAAGAAACCCATACGCTCCACAAGAAATACTTAATAAATTTGATTCAGAAATTACTGGTTTTATAACTGTAGTTGGTGAAAAGGATTCTTCACGTCTAAGTGGTAAATATTTTACTCCATATAAAGGTAAGGTTGAAGCTGGTTATTTAGATAAAGGATATGTTTATGCAGCTCCCGCACAACCAAACGCTATTAGTGGTACTGATGTTCGTTATTGGTTAAGTGCTGGTAGTGATGAAGAACGAAAGAAAAACTTTACAAAAGCATATCCAAAATTTGATGACCAAATATTCAAATTAATCACTCTTAAGTTAAAGGGATTAAAAGAATGTATTAACGAAGAAATTAAATTAAACGTAAAAATTGGTGATACTTTATTAATGGGTAAATTTAAAAACAAAAAAGTTGTTGTTAAGAATATAGGAACTGATGAGTGGGGAATGCCAACAATCAATGGTAAGAAAGCTGTAACATTTAGAATTCCTAAAAAAGAAGAATTAAAAGAGGTTGCATCTAATAGTGGATTTAGTGGAACGGCTGAACCTGATACATCATTTACTGCAGATGGACAGAAGCGTATATTAAATAAAGCTAAACCTGAGAATTGGTATAAGCAAGGAGGATATGTTCAATTAGAAGAACCAAAAGCAGATACAATGAGAGGTAGAGGTAAATCAAAAGATACTGAAACCCAATTCAGAAAAGCAGTTTATAAATTAAAAAATGTAACTCAAAGTACATTAAATCCAGCAGATGACCCACATAAGGTAGAAGACTGGCAAGATGCATATAGAGAAAATCCAGAACAAAAACCTAAAAGATTTTGGGAATTACCTGATAATCAAAAAAATACAATAATATCAAAAGAAGATATTAAAGAAATAGTTTCAGATTTTGATTCTATATTAGATGAAATGGGACTTGGTGGTGGGGCTGGTGTAGGGTTATCTTTATCGGGTGGATATATTAATGGTGCACCCAATCCAAAAGATGTTAAGAAATTAAAATCAAAATTGGATGGAGATGATAGTGAAGAATACACCAAAGTAGAAACAATAAATACTAAAAATCATAAACCAGTTGAAAAAGGTGGAGCTGATGATGATTTCAACCATCACCACAAAACTTCCGCATATGCGCCTGACTATGGATACCCAGCTGAATTGGACACAATTGATTTTGATGATGATAGGGAAACTGAACCAGGTCACCAAACTAATACTAAGGATACACAAAATAAAGGATATGAACCTGTAAAAGAAGGTACATCTTTAAACAATTTAGAAAAGCAATTAGTGGTATTATATAATAAGGCTTTTAAAATGATGCCAAAATCTCCTGCACAAATGAAAGTTAGAGCAGAGATAGATAAACTTAAAAACCAAATTGATAAGTTAAAAAAAGAAAATGTAACCGAAGCAACCGCATCCGAAGTGATAAAGGATTTGGATAAAGTAAAAACCGATTTACTAAAAAAAGTAGATGTATTAATTGCAAAAAAGAAAAAATTTTACTCTAATGTTGATATAGAATCTCCAATGAGTGTAGATGAGAAAAAATTAGATAAAGATATCGCTGATTTATTCTCTCAAATTAATACATTAGTTCTTCAGAAACGCAGTTTGAAAAAAGAAAATACCAATGAAATGGCTAAGGTTGATATGGATGCGGTTGAAAAATATGCAGACCAACAATTGGCACCTAATGATGTTGAATTAGGTAAAGAAACCGACCATTTTTTTCAAAGGTTAAATGACCCACGTAATGGTAAAGAAATCTCACCAGCAGAACTAACTGGATTTTTTAAAAGATTAGCAAAAAACAAAAAGAAATTTTTAGAATTTGTAAAACAATATAAAGAATTTGTTGTTAAAGATAAAAGAACCGATATCAACATTCCATTTGTAGTAATGGCAAACAAATTGATTGCTAAAACTATAATGAGAAAGGATGACTTCAAATCAATAACTCCTATATATGTAACGGAAGGATTATTAAATGAGGGTGGTGCGTATGGGCATATGGCACATCCATTTGATATTGAGATGAATCTTACCTTTGGTGATTTAAAACAAATTGTAACAAATGCTCTTAATGGTGATTTGGAATTAGCAAGAGAGAAGACTGATGGACAGGCATTAGCAGTTAGTTGGGTAAATGGTAGACTAGTTGCAGCTCGTAACAAATCACATCTAAAGAACAAAGGTGAAGGTGCGATGACCATAGGGCAAGTAGCAGAAAAGTTTGCAAATAGAGGTGGATTAACTGATGCTTATAACTTTGCTATGAGTGATTTATCAACAGCAATCGCATCACTATCAGAACCACAACGTAAGAAGATATTTAAGGATGGTAGTTCGTTTATGAACTTAGAAGTAATATATCCAACCTCTGTAAACGTAATCCCTTACAATCAACCCCTGTTAGTATTTCATGGTACGTTTGATTATGATATGGATGGTACTATTGTAGGTGAAAACCAGCAAGCGGCATCTATATTGGGTGGAATGATTAAGCAAGTAAATGCACATGTACAATCTAAGTACACAATACAAGGACCACCAATGAATAAGTTACCTAAATCAGAGGACTTATCTAAATTAAAAGGAAAGTATATTTCAATGATTGGAAAACTTCAATCTGAATTTGGATTATCTGATAATGATGGTGTGGCTGAATATCACCAAGCATGGTGGACAAAATTTGTAGAAAAGGATGGTAAGAAATTAGATACTCAAGAAAAGATAGGATTGGTTAAGAGATGGGCTTTTAACGATAAATCATTCCGTATCAATACAATACAAGATGCTAAATTAAGAGCATGGGCTGAAAAAACTGATAAACAGGACCAACAAAAGATATCAAAACAAAACCTAATGAGATTTGAGGAGATATTTTTAGGAGTTGGTGCGGATGTATTATCATTTATGAGTTCAGTACTTACAGCAAACCCTGATAGTGCTAAGAGACAAATGGTAGCTCGCTTAGAATCTACAATCCAACAGGTAAAAGCAAGTGGTGACCCTAAGAAGATTGCAAAATTAAAATTAGAGTTAGAACGATTAAACGCTTTGGGTGGATTTGATAAGATTGTACCAAATGAAGGTATAGTATTTGTCTATGGTGGGAACACATACAAGCTAACTGGAGCATTCGCTCCACTAAATCAAATTTTAGGAATTTTCTTTGATAGCTAAACGTTTTCTGAATTTTGATATACTTATATATACAAATATATCGTAAGTAATATGGCAAAGGAATTCAATAAAAAGTTTATGCATCCAACTCGTAGAAAGTTGGTAGATATGGTATTGACTGGTGGTGAATATCAAAAAGAAGCGTTTGTATCATTTGCAGGAGCTGATAAACAAGAGATAAAGAGAAAAGTTGGGGAAAAATGGACAGATGAAAATGGCAGATCTTGGGAACAAACCGAAGGTGGTAGAATAGAATTTTCAGAATTGGGTGATATAATGGCTGAGACTAGAGCTTATTTAGATAAGTTAAATAGTTGTAAAGCTGATGATTGTAAAACAATTAAGTTAGGTAGAGTAGATAAAAAATTAGTATCTAAAACTGGATATTGTGCAACTTGTTTGGCAAAAAAAGAATTAGAAATTAAATTAGATGGGTTGTGGGGAGCATATGAAGATTATAAAATATATAATAATATGATTTCGTATGGTAAGGATGTTGTTTCACAATTCCAACAAGCATACAATGATGCTAAACAAGAATATCAAGTTGTACAAGAAGATGGCACGATTGAAAAGTGGAGTATGGAAAGAAATGTAGATGAATTGAAAGCAGAAATTCTTGCAGATATTAACAGGTTTAGTGAAGAAATCCAACAAGCAATCAAACTAAGAAACGAAGCGTGGGATAAACTAAAAGATAAAGGTTACGATTTAGTTAAACCACCTATCGATTAATATGAGTACTGGTATAACACAAAAGAAATCTCTAAAAGAGATAGTAGCAGAAGAATACAAAAAGTGTGCGGTAGACCCTATTCACTTTATGAAAAAATATTGTATGATTCAGCATCCGGTGAGGGGTAAGATACCTTTTCACCTTTTCCCATTTCAGGAAAAGACCCTAACACAATTCAAAGATAATAGATTTAATATAGTATTGAAATCACGTCAAACTGGTATTTCAACTCTATCTGCTGGATATGCACTTTGGAGAATGATATTCAATTCAGATTTTAACGTATTGGTTATTGCAACAAAGCAAGATGTAGCAAAGAACTTAGTAACAAAGGTAAGAGTGATGCATGAATTGCTTCCAGGTTGGCTTAAAGGGGGTTCTTTGGAAGATAACAAACTTTCACTTAAACTACAAAATGGTTCTCAAATTAAGGCTATTGCTTCATCTCCTGATGCAGGACGTTCGGAAGCATTATCACTTCTTATATTTGATGAGGCCGCATTCATTGGTGATATTGATGAGATTTGGACATCTGCACAATCAACACTTTCAACGGGTGGGGCTTGTATCGCACTTTCTACTCCAAATGGTGTGGGTAATTGGTTTCATAAAACTTGGTTAAGTGCAGATGAAGGTACAAATCCATTCAACACAATACGATTACATTGGACGGTACATCCTGAAAGAGGACAAGATTGGCGAGATGAACAAGAAAAACTATTAGGAACAAAGAAAGCAGCACAAGAGTGTGATTGTGATTTTGTATCTTCTGGTGATACCGTAATTGAACCTGAACTATTAATGTTCTATAAAGAATCATTTTGCCAAGACCCATTGGAAAAAACTGGGTTTGATGGTAACTTATGGAGATGGGAATACCCAACTGCAAATGGTTCTTATATGGTTATTGCGGACGTAGCTAGAGGAGATGGTTCGGATTACTCCGCAGCTCATGTTATGGAAATAAACACTTGTACACAAGTTGCCGAATATAAAGGTAAGGTTGATACAAAAGATTTTGGAAACTTCTTAGTTGAATTATCTACACAATATAACGATGCACTTCTTGTAATAGAGAACGCAAACATTGGTTGGGCTTGTATTCAGCAAGTAATAGATAGACAATATAAAAACCTATTCTATATGAGTAAGGATTTAAAATATGTAGATATTGAACACCAAATGAGAAACAAATACCGAACTGATGAAAGACAAATGGTAGCTGGATTTTCTACTACATCTAAGACTAGACCCCTTATTATTTCTAAGTTAGATGAATACTTTAGAGAAAAAGCAGTGACTGTTCGTTCTAATCGTTTAATAGATGAGTTATTTACTTTTATATTTAACAATGGTAGAGCGGAAGCTATGAAAAGTTATAATGATGACTTGGTAATGGCATTTTGTATTGGATTGTGGGTTAGAGATACCGCACTTCGTTTAAAGCAAGAAGGTATTGATTTAACTAAAAGGGCTATGGGTGGTATATCATCAAACATGCAACACTCCGGTGTATATGGTGGTAGTAATATGGAAGATAATCCATGGAAGATGCAAATTGGGGATAGTATGGAAGATTTAACTCAATGGTTGTAGGGTTTTGATAAATTACCATATTTATGTTATATAATGTCAAAATACAAATTCTATGATTAGATTAACAAATATCCTAAATGAAGATGAATATGTAGATAATGCATATTCTATGGGGGATACTCCGCAAGATAATCCAATTGATGATTATGATGAATTGGATGTTGAGCAAGAAGATATGGATGATTTTATTAACTTTTTAAAATCATACTCAAACGAACTAACTGAAGCTAATTGTCCTTGTGTATTCGAAGCAGAATATCAGGGTAGAGAAGTAAAATTGGGTAAACCAATGCAGGGTGATGTTAAGAAATTTAAGGTATATGTTAAGAATCCAAAAACAGGCAAGGTAATTAAAGTAAACTTTGGACAAAAAGGAATGAAGATTAGAAAATCAAATCCAGCTGCTAGAAAATCATTTAGAGCTAGAATGAATTGTGATAATCCCGGTCCAAGAACAAAAGCAAACTACTGGAGCTGTAGAAAATGGTAAAATAAATTATGGCAGAAGAACAACAAATAGACGATAGGAATTTCTTTGGTAGACTTAAAAAACTATTTTCAACCAATGCGATTGTAACGGTTGATAAAGATGGTAAACGAAAAGTTGTAGATACCGAAGACCGTCAGTATAATACAAACTTTGTAAATCTTAGAGATAGATATACTAAGCTACAAAGGTCTTACTATGAAACTAGTCAGGGTGCACAATCAATGGCATATCATCAAGTTCGTAGAGAACTTTTTAGAGATTATGATGCTATGGATAGTGACCCAATTATATCATCTGCATTAGATATATATGCGGATGAATCTACTACAAAGAACGAATATGGTGATGTAATTCAGATTAAATCTACAAATGAAAATGTAAGAGAATTATTACATAACTTATTTTATGATGTTTTAAATATAGAATTCAATCTATGGCCTTGGGTTAGAAACCTAGTAAAATATGGTGATGCTTTCTTAGCATTAGAAATTGCAGAAGGTAAAGGGGTTATCAATTGTATGCCACACTCAATTTATAATGTTGAGAGATTGGAAGGTACTGACCCTAACAACCAAAACTACGTTAAATATAAGGTAGAGATGGATAGATTTGGTAAGAAAGAGTATGAGCAATATGAAATGGCTCACTTCAGAATGTTATCTGATACAAATTTCTTACCTTATGGTAAATCAATGGTAGAGGGTGCTAGAAGAATTTGGAAGCAATTATCACTTATGGAAGATGCGATGTTAATCCATCGTATTATGCGAGCACCTGAAAAGAGAATATTTAAAATTGATATTGGTAACATTCCACCGGTAGAAGTTGATAACTACATGCAAAAGATTATTAACAAAATGAAGAAAACTCCATTTGTTAATAAAGATACTGGTGATTACAACTTAAAATACAACATACAAAACCTTACTGAAGATTTTTTCTTACCTGTTCGTGGTAGTGATAGTGGTACAAATATTGAAAACCTACAAGGTTTAGAATATGCGGCTATTGAGGATATTGAATACTTAAGAGGTAAATTATTTGCAGCATTAAGAGTTCCAAAGGCTTACTTATCATATGATGAGAACGTTAATGGTAAAGCTACATTAGCTGCAGAAGATGTTCGTTTTGCTAGAACAATCGAAAGAATTCAAAGAACTGTGGTTAGTGAATTAACTAAAATAGCAATTGTACACCTAGCATCACAGGGTATTGATGATTCGGAAATGACAAACTTCGAATTAACCCTAACTAACGCTTCTACAATCTATGAGCAAGAAAAAGTTAATTTGTGGAGTGAAAAGGTAAGATTGGCATCCGATGCTAAAGCACTTAATATGTTATCATCCGATTGGTCTTACCACAATATTTTTGGTTTATCGCAAGATGAAGTTGATATTGAGAGAGCAAAAGTAATCTTAGACCTTAAAGATAGATTTAGACACACATCGATTGAACAGCAAGGACAAGACCCAGCAAATCCACCACAACCACAAAATGTAGAGGAAGAAATTGGTAAACTTAAAACTGAAATCGAATTAAATAGAGGTGTAGGTAGGCCAAAAGAGGGAAATACTTATGGTAAAGATAAGCATCCATATGGTAGAGACCCATTAGGAGATAAGGAGAATCATAAGGAGAGAAAGAGAGATGACAGGAACTTAAATGCGAACGCTAAAAAGTTAGCAAGAGAATATATCAACGGAATTTCAGCAAAAAAGAAGATTTTGAGCGAAAAATCCGGTATGTTAGATGAAAAAAACCTATTAGATGACACTAAAATTTAATAAAGAAAAATTTGTTTATATTTATATGTGTTAGTTTATAAGGAAGATTAAATATAGGGTAATTAAATGAAAAAAATTAAACATTCCAAGTTTAAGAACACTGGGGTGTTATTTGAATTATTAGTAAGACAAATAACATTAGAAGTTCTAAATGGCGATAAGACTGAAAACGCTAAAAATATTGTAAGGGAATTCTTTGCACCAAACACAGAGTTAAACAAAGAATTACGTCTATACGATATATTGTTAAAGGAAAAGTATAGCTCCGAAACTAAAGCCGATAGATTGGTAGAGACTGTATGTGATGCACATACCAAGTTAAACCAATTAAAATTATCCAAAGAGAAATTTAATCTTATAAAAGAGGTTTCTGCTAAATTTGATATTGAACAATTCTTATCATCTCCTATAACCAATTATAAAGTATTGGCATCTATATATAAAGTATTTGAATCTAAAAGAGAAAACTCATATGATATTAAAGATATTTTTAATTCTAAAATTACTTTAATTGAAAACATTACATCAAAGCCCTCTCAACTAGCAAAACCAACTGAAGATAAAAAGTTGATTGAAACTTATAAACAACAAGACAAAGACCTAAGATTACTTACTTATAAAATCTTAGTAGAAACTTTTAATAAAAAATATACAAATTTAGATGATTCTCAAAAGAATTTATTAAAAGAATATATAAATAATATAACAAATACAACTAAATTTAAAGATTACGTTGGAACTGAATTACCAAAAATAGTAGCAGAACTTAAATCTATAAAATCTAAAGTAGAAGATAGAGTTACTACAATTAAACTATCTGAAACTATTTCTGTTTTAGAAAAAATGAAAATGGGTAAATCGGTAACTGATGGCCAGGTTTCATCTATTATGCTTTCTTATGAGTTAATTAAAGAATTAAAATCCAAATTAAAATAATGGAAGCTAGACTAAAAGAAATAATTAGACAGGTGGTTAAAGAAATCCAATCTGAAAAAGAATTGGAAGAAATGACTGGAACTGGTGCTGTTGCTGGATATGATACTCCGGCTGCATTTGCAAAACCTGGTCAAACAAAAAAGAAAAATAATAGATTGGCTAGTGTAACTGGTGGAACTGTTGTTGATAACTTAGAGGAAGGTGAAAAAGATTGGGCATTGGGTGATATTCCTGCTAGTAGAGACGAAGCATTACCAATGAAACCAACGGCAGCTAAAAAGAACCCCGGTGGGGAGATTGCGGATGTTAGTAGTATGATGATGGCTGAAAATCGTTGGGTGGCATTAAAAAAAGAAGATGGTTCTGCAAAAGCTAAAATAGGTAAAGGTATAACATCTATTAAACAACAATTAGGAGAAGTTGAAAAATTCGTTAATTGGTATTCTAAGTTAAAGACTGAGAATGGTGTTACAAAGGATGATTACTATAAAAGAACACACAAAAGTTTACATAAAATAAAAGAGAGATTAATGAATCTTTCAGAAAAAATTAGAACTTTATAATATGCCGGCAAAATCTAAAGCACAACAACGATTTATGGGTATGGTACATGCAGTACAAAAAGGAGACATGGAAGCACCATCTAAAGAAGTTGAAAAAGCAGCAGATTCTATGACTAAAAAAGATGCTAAAGATTACGCATCTACATCACATAAAGGTCTACCAAACAAAAAGGAAAATATGAAAATCACTAAAGAAAGATTGAAGGAATTAGTTAAAGAAGTAATGACAGA